AGTTGTTTTAACTCAGCATCAGTGCTGATTTTACTTAGAAGTTCAATCTCGTCTATTTTTTTAGCTGGAAAAATTTCTTCTAAAAACCTAACTTTTTTGTTGTTGATTCCGGCCTTTTTCTTAAATCCAATCCACTCATGCCAAAATGTCTTTTCACCGTCCCAACTGCACATACACAACAGTTGCCACATGAGCTTGGGATGTTTTTGTAGACTGTTCCAATTTTTATTAAAATATTCGTTCACAGTCAACACAAAATGTTCTTGTATTTCTCTGCTTTGTCCAGCCACATTGCTGACATACCTGTTGAGAATAAAGAATTCGCTCTTGAGACTTTTTTGTTGGTCAGAATCCATGGCGTCCCACAACTCGCGAATGTTTTGATCCACCGCCGTTAACTTTTCTTTCAACTCAATCTTTTCACTCACGGAGTTTGTCCTTGCTTAATTTGTATATCATTATAGCACGATCCAGGGCCTTTTGTAAAGTGGGATTGGTCTTGGCTTCTCTATGTATTTCACCCCACAGCTTGCTTTCTCTTATCTGATCGATCAACGGTCTACCATCTTCAGTTCGAGGGTCGTAGTTGTAACCAATTTCTTTTCGTGTGCTAGGATCTGCGCCGATTTCTCTAGCATAAACTGTTCCTTCGTTTCGTTCGTACACGTAGGTTGCACCAGGTTTAAGAGATCCCATATTATTCTTCCCGAGGTACTATTTTTGCATCAAATGCCATTACTGTTCTGTGTCCGGTGCCCTTCCAAGGATACACAGTATGGGGTAAATGACTTGGAAACAGAATAACAGTTCCAGCTGTGGGATCGTATTTCCAATTATCATTCATAATAAATTTACTGATATCTTTTGTAAACGGCAATCTAAAAAATATTTGCCCATCACTGGGTAACGAATTTTCGTGAATTTCAGGCGAACTTATATAAATATTTCCGCTTAAATCTCCGCCAGGATGACTATGCATTTCTTGATAATCTCCTTGGAACTGACGTATAGTCCATATGCTAGTCACGGTTGCTTTGCAGTATTTCAATTCCTCAGTTCCGCTCTGAGCCGTAATCAGTTCAAGATATCCGTTGCATATATTTTCAAGCCAGTGTATTAGCCAGCCAATATCTAAATTCATCTTGTTAGGATACACTTGAACCTGCTGACCGCCTCTAATACTAAGGAACGGATTGCCGCTGTCATTCAACTCTGGATGGCTATGTAAATTTTCTGCCAGCCCATATATTTTACTGAACTCAACAGGAGGCACAGAGTCAATGGCCAATACCACGGGTTGAAAGTATGCTACTTTTAAGGTCATAATATTTTATCCAATTGTATAATTTCACTCTGTCTGCTGATTTCTTTAACAAAGTACACACAATCTGGTTTGTCCCCAAATCGTGTGGGTGTTGCCAACAGTTGGCCGTTTTTCATTTTGGGAAAGTACCATTTGACATCATTGTAAAAATTCACAATTTCAATCTTTTTAAACTCCACTCTAAACGAGCTCAACGGATTAAAACACAATGCTTCGAATCCTCTGTCATTCAAACTGGTCAACGGTAAAATTTCTATATCACATGCACTGGAGCTGTCTCCTACTGCAATACACCAGTCAATGGGCATGGTGACTTCGTCGTTGCCTATTCGCAGCACCATGGCTGGAGCATTGAAACTTTCCAAGAAAATTAATGGCATAAAGAAAAAATCTGGCTCATTTGGACTGCTGTTGTCCAGTACTGCAAACCTTGTGTTTTCATCCACTTCTTCTGGTAAATTGTTAAGTGAAAACGTCTTGTTGTCTAATGTTAATATCTGCATAATTCCTTATTTTTGCCAATCCACTTTTTCTAAAGTAAATGGATATTTGGCTTCCTTGTAAAATTTCTTACGTTCAGTAAGATGCCTCTTGGCATATTTACAGGTGCTAGTTAAGTCCCAGATTTGTACGAAGTCTTTGTCGTCTGCTTTTCTAATACCGCGCCCAATGCTTTGTATAACTCTAACAAAGCTCTTTCCGGGCTCAAGAAGAACCATATTAAAAATACGGGGGATATTAATACCCACAGCGGCCACACCGTAAGTCGCCACAATAATCTTGTTATCAGATGTTTTAACTTCGTCATACTCTTCTTTTCTATCTTTTGTTTTAACTTCACCTGAGATGAATACTGCTTCATCTATTTCGTTTACTAAAAATTTGCCTGAGTCGATTCTGTTAACTAACACCAATGTGTTGCCTGATTGTGAGATTTTTTTAATTAGTTTGCTGATATATAACATCCTGTCTTCGTTAGTGACAAGATACTTTAATTCGTCTGAATACATTTTAAATTCGGGTATGTCAATTAGTTGTACCACATTTACATGGCAAGTGGACAGCACACCCATTTCTTGTAGCTCATGTGCTTTGATCCCGCCCACTACAAATCCCAAACTGGCAAAAATAGGCTGTGCCTCAAAATCGCCTTTTGGCACCGTGCCAGTCAAGCCCCATCGTATGGGTGCATTACACAAGTTTTGCGTGAGCAAATTCTTTAATACCTCGGCCTTGGCCATGTGTACTTCGTCAACAATAACTGTTTTGACGCCATCCAAAAATTCAGCTAACGAAACAATTTCGTATTCGTGTGCTTTGGATTTCTTATCTAAAATATTAAGACTTTGCCATGTACAAATGGTGTGTGTTTTGTTGAGATCCTTTCGATCTCCATAATACACGCCAACGTCTAACCCCACAGCAACAAAATCTTCTTCTGTTTGTTCCACAAGACTTTTGTTGGGAACAATGGTGATAGTACGTCCGTATTTTTCTGCCAACTGACTCAATGTTGCTGTTGTGATTGTTTTACCAGCACCTGTGGCAATTTCTTGTAGCGATTGTGTGTTGGTTAAAAAGGTGTTGATTGCGTCCACTTGATAGTCACGCAACATAATGGGCTCGCCTTCTTTTTGATGCCCTTTTGGCCAAACTTTTCCTTGATCTGCCCAGTAAGTTTCCGTTACTGGAACAAATTCAATCTTGGGAGTAGTGCGAAGATCTTCTAATTCGTCAATGCTGACATCCATGTTAGACAGTACTTCCAGGCATTTTTCTAACTGGCTGAGATAACCGTTCCCGCCCAACCCAAACATACTGACTTTGCCATCCCATCGTCCCAGTTTGTAAGCCGGTCTATGACGTGCTGTTGGATCTTCATACTTGAATGTGTTGGCCAGCTTTTTACGAGCTTCCAAATGCAAGCCTTCAAATTTAATATTGACTTCGTCTCTAATTACTAATTTTACTGTCATGCAACAATCCTTGTCTGGTCCATTAGATTTGGTTGTTCTGCCCATTCAACGATCAGATCACAACAATTGGAGTATACAGCAGTTTTGCCATGACGTAAACCCATTCGGCTGTCCAGCGCCAACACACTCATGGGCTTCCATGGATTTGTAAGGAAAAATTTTGGTATTTTTCCACTCTGTACAGCACACACTTGAGTGTCCGATTCCAAGCGACAATTGTATTGTCTATCGGCAATTAGACTGTTAAAACGTTTGCCAGACTCGTCGTTGGACAGTCTAAAGTAAATGCCCACACGGTCGTAAATTCCATTATTGTCTAGGGCTTCTGCCAACATTTTTAGGTTATCATTGTACTTGTCATTGACCAATGTATCAAACACCACAAGCAATGGTAATCTTTTTAATTCTATTAAACTGGCAATAACATGAGACAATGAGTGTTGATTTCTGTCAACCCATATTTTTGGTTTATTTCTGTTTGCAATTACTTCTGTAAGCGAATCGCCGTGATTTTTGGCAATTTCTGTGAAGTACTGATAACGCATACTTCTGTCAGTGATGATGTTATTGTCAATGGCTGTTCTAATGCCTAAATCGTCAGTGATGTGTTTTTGAAAATTCAAGTTGACAATGTTGGTCAGCAAAAATTGGTCACGAAAAGTGTTTTCTGACCAAGATTTTATAGTGGCATAGTGTGTTTTTATGGTCTCATCTATTTCCATGTTAAACGGTGTCAATGCATCAACAATGAGTACAATATTTTGTTCAGTCAAGTCAGCAGTGTACTTTTTACCGTTTTGTTGCGCAATGAAATTTTCACATTTTTTCGACAATTCTTGCAAAATTTTACGAATTTCCGAGTCAAATGTAAATTCGATAACCATCATGGATTCGCCATCTTCGTCGTTGGCAATATACAATTTTCTCACCTGTTCTATCTGTCTAAATTGTCTTGACCATGCAGGTGTGCTGATCACTTGGTTTAAATTTTCAGAAATTTCACCAAGTTTTTTCTGGTTTTCTTTGAGAATTTTAAGCAACAGTCTGCTTTGATTTTCTGTAATAAAAAAGTGACTGATTATTGACGATCCAAGACTTCGTAGTATTCTACAGTCTTTGGCAGGCACTAATTCTTCAACTGTGGGAGTGGTCGAATTTACAATTTCTAGCAATAATTTATCAACTGTTATCATATAGTAAGTATACGCTGACTTTTTTCAGAAAGCAACCGTTTAGAAAAAAATAGGCCTCAATATTATTTAAGGCCTATGGTCACTCTTTTGAGCGAATTGATTATAAACTTGCGTCTTCCATACCTGCAACACGTAGTTTTACAATATTGGTTATTTGCCATTGTTTCTGATCAAGTGCTTTGGTGATACCCAGCCACTTGTTACGAAGTAATGCAAATTCGTTGATAATTTTTTCAAAGTCAACGACATCTGATTCACCTTCAACATATTTTTCGCAATCGCGACTGCTCAACGCACGTTGATAGTTTTCGAGATATTTGCGAAAGTGTTGACTTTTGAGACGTCGCAATTCAATGTTAAGATATTCTAAAATTGCCTCAATTTCTTGCAATTGTCCAAATCTATGTTCAACTACGCCAGGCATTGCGGCCGCAGCACGTTCAACATTTCCGGCAATTTTGCATTCCTTCTTGGCGTCTATTAATTCAGATTCAAAATACAAAGCCGCATCAGGAATGTTTGAAATGTCTTTGGAAATTTCAGAATACCAACCCATTAAAACTCCAATTCGCCGTAATCTTCATCGTCGTCAACATACTCTTCATCCTCATTGAGGTAGTAACCAATTGCTTGGTCAAGAGTATCGTCTACACCAACTGCGGCTTGTAATACTTTGTCTGGCACACCGAAATCTGCTAGCATATCGATATAACGCTCTGCTACAGTTTCTATTTGTTTCTTGTCTAGGTACTCAACAAAGTTTAACCAAATGTCGCCTACTTGAGTTTCATTCAACATGTTCGTCCGTCTCCTCTGGAATGGTAGTTGTTGTTTCAGTTTTGATATGGAATTTTGCCATTATCATATCTAATTTATCATCTTTCCATTCTTTTCGGTAGAATTTGAACTCTTCACCTGTCTCCGGATCAACCCACTTGAGTCTGTTGCCTTCTTGCTTTAACAAGCCGGCTTTTTCGCACATGTCCACCATGCCACTGTATGGATTCATACCAGTCTCATATGGAATTTTAATTTGCACAGTTTCAAAAGGTTTGCTGTATCGAGTCTTCATGATCTTGCAACTTGCACGAATACCCATTACATCTGATACTTTATTGCCGTCCTCATCCTCTTTGAGTTTGAGTTTTTTCATAGCAACAACGATACTAGATGCGTACACAAATCCTTGTCCACCACTAATTTTGTCATCTGGATCAAACATGTCCTGACTTGCGTATGTGTGATTTGTACAAACCATACCCACATTGTAACTGCCAAACATGTTTACACAGTTACGAACAAGACTGGTAAGTGCTTTGGGTTTACGGCCCATATCACCTTTCATATCACCAGCTTGGAACTGGTTAATGTCAGTAGGAGTAAGCAACATGCCCAATGAGTCTATGACAAATAAGACTTTGGGACGTTCACTCATTTCTTTGTACTCTTTCATGAATTCATGAATGGTTTTTGCCACATCATCGATCATAGCCATGTTGAGCTTAAGAAGTTTTTCTTCACTGGTGTCTACTCCAAGTGCATGTAGCCATGTTTCGTCTAGAGCATTTTCTGTATCAATCAAGATCACATAAATGCCTTGTGCCTGTGCGTTACGTACTAGATTACCTGAGCAGATAAAACTCTTGCCTGCTCCACTTTCACCTGCAAACACAGTTACTTTGCCTAATGGGATTCCTTTGTTAAAATCTCCGCTGATCAAGTAGTTGAGTGTGTAATTGCCGGTACTGACCCAATCTGTTGGATCGTTAAATCCAACACCAAGTCCGTCAATTGACTTGGTCAATGTTTTTCTAAATTTCGATAAATCGAAGGCTTTTGTAGCCATAAGTTAATTCTCCTAAATAAGATAACCTGGGCGTACAAACAAGTTGCAGAGGCCCAAGCCGTATTTTTTACTTCTGACGATTGCGAATCATTGCCAAGATGTCTTGGGCACGACTGTCGCCGCCAGCAGTTGCTTCAGCTTTTGGAGCTGGTGCAGGAGTTGACTTGGCCACTGGTGCAGGATCCACATCAAATGGTGCGTCATCATCACTTGCCGCTGGTGCAGGAGTTGCTTTAGGAGTTGCTTTAGGATCGCCAGTGTTTTGGCTCATGCCTGCTGGTTTGAAATATTGACCCCAACGTTCCATGTCATATGGCTCGCCGTCAACTGATGCTTCAAACATTTCCTTCATGACTTTCAACTCAACTTCACCGGGCTTTTTAGGTAAAAAGTCTGACAAGTTAAACAAGCCATGTTGTTTGATAGCTGCATTTTCCAAATCATTCAGTGGACGCTCACGACGTGCCCAACTTGAAGTTGAGTAGTCAGCATAACCGCCTTTTGAACCTTTCTTCATACGATAGTCCAAGCCATGCACAAAGTCAGTTGGCAAATCTTCCAATTCTGGATCAACCAATGCCGCACGGATGCTGGTAAAGATCTGAGGACCAATGATAAATCTGCGGATTGGATTTTCTGGAATTTCTTCACCTTTTTCGCCAAGTCCGTCTTCTACAACGAAACCTTGGAAAATGTAACTGCGTTTTTTCCAGTACTTACGACCCATATCTTCTAGACTAGGGTCTTTGAACCATGCACGTACTTCTGCCAAGATTGGACAGGCGTCGCCATACATTTCCACGCATGG